CCTGCCGCGTGTTCTCGTCCCACATGCGAACGTCGATCAGGAACCAGTGCGGTGTGGCGTCGTCGGCAGTCGGGTAATTGGCCTGAGCAATACTCAGCGCCTCTGCCGCGCGGGCGACTGTGCCGCTGCCTGCCGTGTTTGGGATATAGCTGGTCGGAATGCTACCAACTTCTAGTTGCGGGTAGTCCACCGTTCCCGAAGGCGTCAGGGTCAGCGTCCCCGCAGAGGGCGTGAAGGTCAGGCTAACCAGATCGTTGGCCCCGGTGCCCGTGAGCGTGGCCGTGTGCGCGCCGGTCAAGGCGATAGAGCCGGTGCCCCGGAATTGCAGGGTGTAGGCTTGAGCGGTGACTGTCTCTGTCTGCGTGGCGAAACTATCGGTGCCGTGCAGGAGTTGGGTTGCCGCAGCACTCTCTAGCTGCAGCCCGCCCTTGGTCCATCCGCTGTTGTAGTAGTAGGCATTGCGGCGGGAGAGGTAGACCGCTGCGGATGTGGTCGGGACGTATTTCTCAAGGCCCGCAGGCTGGTCAGGATTGTCTGCCATGCCGCCGAGGTCGGATCGGTACCAATGGACGCCACCAATCGCCACATCAACTGTGGACACGTCCGTCACTTGCAGCACCCAAAGACGCGCAGACGTGCAATTAGCCGGCGCGGTGAATGTTATCGTTTGCTTTGTATATGTGCTAGTGTTAATGGCAGAAGGCCATGCAGAACTAAAGCCGTGTGCCGCTAAATATGCAGAATTACTTTCATCGTAAATCCCATAGCCAGAGCCGGTGGTGCCGCTAACGTCTTTGGCCCAAAACGAAAGGGTATAAGTAGCCCCCGGTGTGACGGGCGTGCTCTGTTGGCCATTACTAGAAGCCCCAGAGCCTGTGTTATATGCGTAACGAACCGCCGCTCCAAAAAAGTCAACTTCGTAACCCTCAGTTGCGGTAAGGTCAGCGTCAACGTTTGGAAAAGTAGTATTACTTTTGGTGAATAAATTATGCGGTGCCCATACCAGCGTGCCGTTGCTGTCGAAGTAGGTAGCCGTTCCCGACCGCGCAAAGGTGAACATCGAGAAGTCATCATCGACGCCACCCGTGCGGAAATACTCGCCTTCCGTGGTGCCATCAGCAGCCGTCAGGAATGCCGCCACCAGTTCAGGAGAGGCGCCGCCAATGGCGTAGGCGTCGGCAGGAGCGGCCCCAGAAACCCTATTGCGCAGGAAGATCATACCCATCACGGCAGCCTGAACTGGAGTTCAACAAGAAGTCCCTTGGGGGCCGTGGTCGAGACCGCATCAACGTCGATCCGCAGGACATCCCCGGTCGCCACATCGTCAGCCGTGCCGTCAATCACCGCAGCCGTCGCAGCCGTGCTGCTGTCCGTCTCGCCGCTGTCAATCGTGATGACCGTCGAAAGCATGTCCGCCGTGTCGGTGACGTTGTGGATTTGGATATCAGTCGTCCCGGTCGTGCCCGCCGTCTGGACACATGCGGCAACCGCCACAAGGTTCATACCATTCATGGTGCTGGGGACGCGGAAGAACAGGTCGCCTGCGCCGTCTCCGGTCGCTACATCCTGGCTGTCGTCAAAGACCATGAGCTGCACCACCTGAGTGCCGAATACCGATCCCGCCAGACCATCCGGTGTCACCGCGCGGCCCGTGTCCGTGCCCGTGGTCGTCTCAGCCGCTGTGGCAAGTTCAACGACCCCCACCGCAGTGTCGGACGCCGTGTCCGACGCCTGAATGGCGCTGTCCGCTAGTGCGCCCTGCGCAGCCGTGGCATAGTCTGTCGGGTCGAATGCCTTGACCGCCGCGAGGTTTGTCACCTCGCTGTCCATAAGGGCACCGGCCGCCGTCACGTTGGCCGTGTCGGTTACATCCGCGCCCGCCTCAATACCGCCGACCTTGGCGATGGCCGCATCGATCTGCGCGCCCGTGTATGTGGAGTTATAGTCAGCCATTGGTTATCACTCCCGAACCTTGAATGTGTCGCCATTGGCGTCGATCAGGCTATCCGAGCCGGACGGCACGAACAGGACGTAGACTAGCGCACGCAGCCGCGCCCCGAACGGCGACAGAAAGCCGTCAAGCGGAGAGACGATCTCACGCATGGCTCACGAACACATCAACAGCTTGGTCGCTGTAGGCATAGACCCGATCCGGTGATGTCAGGCCCAGGAACAGGTCCGCCAGCGCCACGTTGCGCTCGCCCTGGCCGGGGTTGTAGCGGATCGCCCCGCTAAAGTCCGTGGGCGCCGTGGCGTCCGTCGCGCCTGCTACGAAGATGTGATAAGAGCCTCGGTTCTGAAACGTGATGTTCGCCGCGTCCGCATCGGTGAGCTGCGTCCACGCGCCAGCCGTTAGCGTGATCGTGGTATTCTGAGCCATGTCTGTCTCCGGTCATTTCGAAGGTGGGCCACCAATACCATGATCCGAAGCGTTTATCTAGACTAGCATTAAAGACAGTTAAGCGCCGCCCGTTTCAACCGTCTGGCTGATAATGGGGACACCGATCAAGGCCTCTCCGTCCCACGACATCAATGGAAACAATTCATTTGCGCTCCGGTAGTCGCCACTTACTTGGGCGACAACGCGAAAGTCAAAAGCCATACCTGGCATGTGGTTTTCTGTGATCGGTGTTTGGGCACACTCAATGGACGACACAGCGCCGTCAACAATCCATGCTGAAACATAGTAAATCATGCTGACAAATACCACCAATAAAGCGAATATGTCCTTGCAGAAGCTGAAGAATTTTGAATTGTATATCCATCATCTCCTGCCCTAAAAGAAAGTGTTACTTGATCGGAAGAAGCCGTAAAAATGGGACTAAAAGCATAATTATCAGCAAGCGCAAAATCTGTAGAGGTGGAGGAGTTAATTGACCCGCTGAAACTTCTTTGCGCCCTATTTAATTTGGACAAAGTCACAGCAGTGTTGGCAATTTTATTCGTAGTCACCACATAGTTGGCAATTTTATTCTCAGTCACCGCATTGTTGACAATTTTATTCGTAGTCACCGCATTGTTGGCAATTTTATTCGTAGTCACCACATAGTTGGCAATTTTATTCTCAGTCACCGCATTGTCGGCAATTGCATTGGTTTGAATTTTTGGCGCACCCGCCGAACCTTCAGTGATAGCAATGGGATTGTCCCGCAGCGCCGACATAAGCGTTTGCGTGACTGGGCTATCCTGATCAACTTCGGAATTTGAGATGGTTGTGTAATTTGTCACGATATTCTCCCACTCGTTTCGCCGTCGCTTAAAAGGCCACCCGCATCGCCAATGTAGCAGTTTCTAAATGGGGCAACATCGTAACCCGGATAGTCTGCCGCATCATTGGCCATGATGTAGAAAATGCGCCCGTAAAGCGTCGTGTCTTCCGCAATATACTGCACAATCTCGCCCGGCACAACTTCCTCGGCGCTAACAATCGTCCACTGCCTAATTCGGCGATTTCCGAACTGGTCCACATCAAGATAATGATTGATGAAAACCGTATCACCGACCCAACGTGATCTATCTTTAGCATCAAGCTGAAACTGTATTTCAGTCGGTATATCAACGTATCGCGTGATAATACGTGTGGCCGTGTTTGTCGCCAATATACCACTAGTTAGAAAGCGCGCATAGACCTTGCGAATTGACGGCTCGCCGTAAAGTTCGTCGGTCTCGCTTTCAAGATCGGCCAGCACAACAAGATTGGCATACGCCTCATCGCTATTCGAATTTTTGCTGTAGTCATCTTGATTGAAATAAACCCAAACTTGGCTTGTGCGCTCGCGTGGTTTTTCCCGAAAGCTGACAGAACCCGCGATGATATCATAGGTGTCGGTCAACGTCTCCGGTATATCGTCAACGCCCCTAATAGCCCTCATTTTTACAAGACGGTCGCGTTCATCCCACCAGATATAGAATAAGCCCTGCGTCTGAAACTCCGACACAATCTGAAAAACGCTGGTCGGCTGCGTCACAAGCCCGTTGAAACGATAAGACGATAAGTGGGTGCTAATCTCATCAGCCCAGCCGGTCGTATCCAAATATGCCGCGTCAATCTTGCCGTAGATTTCCAAAAGCAGTTCAACCGCCGCATCAGGCGTTACGTCGCTCAAGCGCAGGCATTCTTGCACCTTTGCCTCTGCATTATGCGCGGCGGCAACCGTGCCGTCAGTGCCTCTTGTAACTCCGCTGAAGGTGATGCCATTGGTGCTGGTCGTGACGGTGGTGTAAGTCATCACCTCATCGTCAATTCGCAACGTGCCGCTTGCCGCGTATTCGGACGTAAGCGCGCCAGCAACTTCAAAGCTGGTCTGGCTGCTGTTGATCCCGATATATAATTCACCCGGCGAAGCGACCGGCGCTTGAGCCTTGCGCTCCTCGATCCGGGCCAAAATATCCTTGCCTTGGATCGTCACGCGCCCGCTGTCATCAGGCCCAGAAACAGATTGCAGGAAATACTGCCGCGAGGTCATTTCAGCCAGCGATTGACCGGCATAACCTTCATAGACAATGATGACCACATTCTGCCGGTATTTATTGCGCACGATCCAGCGCGCCCAAAAGCTGCCGCGCGATGCGTCAAGCGGGTTCCATGACCGGCCATCAATATACGGATCAACAACGCGGTCGCTGTGCGCGTGGTCGGCAAACGTGATATTGCACACAGCCCGATTGCCAAGCCCCTGCGCATCCGGGTTGGCCGATGCTAGATTGATCCGCGTCGGGCTGGTGGATACGCTGACAAGCGATGGAATGATGTAATCAGCGCCGGAAACGCCAATCTCAGCAACCATGCCTTTGGCAAAATATAGCTTTAGCGGATCGCCAAGGGCAAAGTTTGCCGTGTCTTGGCATGTCGCGCGCGTGTTGTAGCATTTTTGGTCCGCAGTGCCGACCGCCGTGCATGGCGAAACCCCATAAGCGTTTTCGCAAAGTGGTTGCTGAATTTCAACAATTTGGATCGGCTCGCGGCCTACGGTCGTTTCACTCATAACCGCGCGCCCTAATGATTAGACCAACGCTCATTAGATCACGGATGCCCATATTGGTCGGGATCGGGATTTCCTCAGTCTGCGCAAGCGCCACGTCGCCAAACGTACCAGGACGCCACGCAATGAAAAACGGGCTTTCCTCAATCGCGCGCTGGAAGCTGGGCCAGTTTGCCCGCACCCAATCAGAGGTCAAATGCTGCCATTCATATGACGTGTTCAGATATGTGCGCTGTTTAGACCGGCCAAGAAACTCGCCCGTTTCGCTCTTGGTGCTGCGCAAGATCGTCTGCCGCGCAAACGGGATAGGCGCGTGACCGCCGTAAAGCGGGCGCTCCATCTGCAACGCCGAGCCGAACTTGATAACGCCGATGGTCGGCGTGGTGCCGTTCGTGATCGAGATGCGCCACCGCTGCCGGGTCTGCGGCGCGAAGATCGCCATGATCGGCTCGTTGGTCGTGATAGCCGTCGCCGCGATAACGCCCGTCCAGCTAGACCCGTTCCAATATTGGATTTGCAGCGTGTTGCCGTTGGTGCCGAGCGTGTGCGCCCCGATCACGCAATAATCGCACTCCGCCGCGCTGCCGTGGTCATACTCCCAAGTTGCAGGCAGGGCGTCGGACTTCCACTTCTCATAGGTCAGGCCATTGGTCGGGCCCTCCGCGAAAAAGCCGGTCGCCGTGCCGGATGCCGTGATCGTGCCGCCGTTCAGCCAGTTGTTGTCATGCGCAATGCGGGCATGGGTCAGGGGCTGATCGCCGCTCGGCAAGCTGTATCCGGTTTGCAGAATAACGGTCATACCAGCCTCACGATAGCGCCATCCTCGACGGCTTCATTGATCCCATTGATAAGCCGGATCACCTGATCGCGCGAGAACATATCGCCACCCATAAGCTGGATCGCCACGTTGCGGGACGTGCCGCCGCCTGCAACAGTTCCCCCGCCTACCACAGTTCCCCCGCCTACCGCTGCGCCTGCGCTCATTCCAGCCCCAGCGCCCGCTGTAGTAGCCCCTACACCGCCACGGCTTGCCGACTTGATGGTCCGCACCGCTTGCAAGCCCGAGGCCAGTGCAGCGCCCGCCGCAGCGATGCGCGCAAAGGGCCTGCCGATAAAGGTGGGGTCTTTCAGAACCTCGGTAAACGCCAGCCAAGAGTTCGCAAGCGCAATGCCCGCGCCGATCTCCTTGGAGCCTTGGAACACAGTCGCTAGATTGCTCAGGGTTTGCCGCGCGCCGTCATTCGCGGCCTTAACCATTGCGAATTGATGCGACTGCTCGACCTGCTCCATCATGCGGGCATATTCTCGCTGCGTCACAAGCCGTTGATTGAGCGCCTGCTGCAATGTCTCCTGCTGCCGCTGGTAGCTGGCAATCTGCAATTCCTCTTGCGTCATGAAGCCTTCGCGCAGGGTATCCAATGCAGATTGGATTTGTTCAGCTAGTGGATTGCCACCATCTGCACCAGCACCATCTGCACCGGCACCATCCGCGCTAGCGCCGGATGCGCCAGCCACGCCCAGAACCTCGGGCAGGCTCAAGCCTTCCTCTCGCATTTGCGCAAGAACATCGCGGATTGCCTGAACGCTGTTCAACGGTTCCGTGAACAAACTGGAAAGAGCGCCTGAAGCCGAGGACGCGATAGCCCCACCGGCTGACATGTTATATGCGCCTTGCTCGGCCATCCCCTCGCCGAATTGCGGCATGGCCAGTGGCCCGCCCACATCAACGCCCGGAATAGAGTTCAAAGCCTCTTTCAGAACATTAATGCCTCGCGTAACGGGCACGAGAACCAGATCGTTAAAGCCTTCCGCAATTGACGAAAACGCAGACTGAAACGCGCCGGTTATGAACATCCCAGCGCCGTCGAACAGTTCAGTGAGAAGGTTAACCCCTTGCCGCATTCGGCCCAAGACTTCGCCGAATACGTCACCCACGAGGCCAAGGGCCGCACCCACGCCGCCAGCGGCTTCCGACAAACGGTTAAAGCGGAAAACCAATTCTCCCGCGCCGATCACCAGAACTCCGATGCCGGTTCGGATCAACGCACCTCGCAACGCAACGAGAGACGGGATAAGCATCCGCCCGATAGCCGTGGTCGCGCCGATGATCGCCCCCCGAAACGCGACAACTCCAGCGACAGCCGCCGTTGCCAGATATGTAACAATCCTTTCCATGTTGGTGGAAAGCACTTCAAACACACGCGCCAATGCAAGCGCCGCACTCGAAAGCGCATCCGTCACGCCAAGCGTTTCGTTGATCGCCAGGAAAAACTCCTCCTGACGTTGGCCGAGAGTATCCAACGCGCCAGCATAGCCCAACGCTGCCGCCTGCGCCGTGCCGCCGTATTGTGCCTCAAGTTCGCGCAGGATCATCACCTGCGCTTCCTGTAGCTGATTGTTTTCAACCAGCCCCTCAATCATGTCTCGCTGCGCGTCGGTGAAGACGGTGCCGGTGCGCGTAAGGGCGCTGATACCACTAACTGGATCTTCAAGCGCGCGGCCCAGCATGACCGCAGCGCCCGAGAGGCTTTGCCCCATTGCCGCGGCCAAGTCAGCCGAGGCACTGATAGCGCGGTCGAAAACGTCACCACTTACTCGGCGGAAGGTCAAAAGACGCTGCTGCGCCTCAAGCACGCCATTTGTGCTTTCCAGCGTGTTCAAGGCTAGGTTGCGAGCGAAAGACAAAAGCTGATCGCTTGTCCGACCCGCAGCCCCCCCCGTCGCCCTGATAACAGCGCTGGTCCGAAGCATAGACGTTTCAAGCGTCCGCGCCTCACTTGTCACTCGACTGAAAACCGAGGCCACGCCGCCCACGCCAATCGCAGCCGCCGCAAGACCCGCCAAGCCCTTTGCCATATTGCGCAGGCTTGACGTTGTTTTTTCTGCGTCCTTGCCGGTTTCCTTCAGCTCACCTTGAGCGTCATCAAGCGCCGCCTTCAGACCAGAGGCGTCACCGGTCAGCTTGACGTTAAGGGCGCTTAATTCTGCCATCGGTTCGAGCCTTCATCTTTTCGGCGTGCTGCTCTCGCGCACGACGCCAGTCTCCGTAAGTAAAGCCGCCGCCGTTAGGCTTTTCTGATCGGTCAATATGCGCCTCTTTTAGCCACTGCCATTCGATTGTGGTCATCTCCCAAAACTCAGAAGGAGCGATATTCCAGTCAACAACCGCAATCTGAAAGGCTTGCTTTACAGCTATTTCGGCGCTTTGACCTTTCCCGCGACGTCTTTACCTCCGCCAGCGCCCAGCAATTCCGCAAGGAACATGCCGGTTTCAGCTTGAGCAAGAACAACGCCATGCTCCATGAACAGATCGCCGATGTCGTCTTCGTCCATGCCCGTAGCAATGGACATGATCTTAACACAGGCGTCGGTATCTAGCGAAACGCGAGGCGTGTATTCGCGGCCCTCTTGATCGGCCTTGGCTTGACGCTGAACCTCTTGTGCGATGACTAGAGGATCAGCGACTTGTTCCGTGATGCCCTTCATCACTTTCCAAGAAAGGCTGCACATAAGCGTCGTATCGGCCAGCTTGATATTAATCGTCCTCATGCTTTGCCTCACGCCGACGATGCGGTGTAAGTGACTTCACCGCTCGACTGGAACGTGGCCGAGAACTCAACCGCGCCATCATGCTCGCCGTTGATCTCAAAAGCCGACAGGTGATAGGTGCCCGACAGGGTGCCGGGGTTGGCAAGGCTGGACGGCAGGTCCGCTTGCAACGTCTCGCCCGTGGTGCTGGCGTTGAACATCTCCGCAATCAACACCTCGCTGGACGAAATGCCCGAGACAGTCACCTCGACCGCTTTCAGCCCCGGCGTGGCAAGAAGCGTGCGCCAGCCGCTGTCGTCGTCGGTGGTCACGTCCACCATGTCGTTTGTCATGCTGACGCCACGGGTCCGCACGCCCACAAGCGTCGTGCTGTCCCAATCAATCGTCAGATCGCGCCCGTTAAAGCCCGCCATGTTTCTATCTCCTATCCGGCCTGAATAGTCAGGCGGTATCGTTGAACCCCGTGTTTTGTCGAAGCGTCCGGATCGGGCACAACTTCGCCAAACTCATACAGGCAGTCTACCACATTATAGCCCGCCTTTGAAATAGTGGCACGATTTAGCAAGCCATACGCTTGATCCATTAGCGCCTTGACCTGCTTATTGCCCTTCGCGCGGCTCCAGAAATGCAGCGTCACCACTACATCGGCGCCCAAGGTGTCGTCAGTATCCCAGGGCAACACTTGATCTTCACCAATGACGCAATAAGGGAAGGTTGTGCTTGGCGCGGCCTCGGGAAGAAATGGCGCCGTGTCAAAGACAGCGCAGCCGGTCAAATTCCCGTCCAGCGCGTCGAAAACGATCTCTTGGGCTGCCGTGGCAAAGGACATTACAGCGCCCTCTCGATTGCGCGCTTCAACTTGCCTTCCACCCCAGCCTTGGCCTTGTTGAAGCTGGGCAGAAGCCACGGACGCGCCGCCATGCGCGATGTGCCAAATTCCAGATAACGCCCGTATTGGACATTGGTTCCGACTTCGGCAGAGATGTTGCCGGATGTCGGCAGATTGGCGACCACGTTGTTTGCAAGCCGCCCGGTGTCGGACATCGGATATTCGCCCGGCGCCGACGCCCGCGAACCGTCAGGCCGGACAGCGCCCGTGGCAGGCCCGCGCTGGATACCCTGCACCGCCTCTCGCTGCGTATCAACGGCAAGGTTAGTGACAACCTCCGTCATCACCGCGTCAGCGTCCCCAGCCAATTCCGCAAGCTGGCGAGACAGAGCCGCAATGCCGTCCATCTCGATATTGATCCTCACGACGCCACCCCATCACTGAGACGCCATTCCAGCCAATCGCCGCGCCCGTCAGGGTCCACAACTCCAAGCACGCCATAGGTGCCGCCGTTCCACACAACCTGTTGCGCCGCGCTCGCACCCGCGAAATGCCGCGTCACCATCTTGTAGGTGTTACCTGGCACCTGACGCATGAAGCCCCACCGCTCAGAGCCTGGGGCAGCCGTTATCATGGCCCGCGTGGCCGATCCCGACACAGTGGCCCACGTTTCCGTAAAGCCACCCATGCCGTCAGCCGCGCGGGTCAAGCCCTGCACGTCGATAACCTCGCGCAGGTCACGCCCGGTGTATTTCGGGGCGCAACAGGCTACCATGCCAATTCGTCCATTCTGCGATAAGGTGCCAAGAGCCGCTTTGCCTCTTCGTCCAGCCCCATGCAGGTGCCGTCATACATGCCTTGGGTATACAGCCGGATAGCTTGCAAGATCGGCGCGGGAATGCTGCCGGAGCCATAGCCCGCAACATACGTCACTTGCACCGCGTCTTGCGCCCGCAGGTCGCTGGGCCACACCTGCCCTTCGTCCAGATAGATGCGCCCGCTCTGCAAATCGACGCTGTAGTTGTCCGCTGAGAACGTGGAGGCATTGTTTCCCCTGTCA